ATGTGTGAGTTTGTTAGCGTAGATTCACACATCGCCGTCATATAAAGACTGAGCTCGAGGTACCGGATGACCGCCTCTGTAATGCTCTAACGCTAGGGTGTACTGTGCAACTCGCATAATGCTCTTATCTTTGCCCTGCTCTGGGCAAAGTGTGACTGAACAATCTGCATAATACTTGAATTGCTTCGCAATATCATTGTAAAAACAATTCTAAGAAGACAATATGCGTTGAGCGATCAGCGAAAACGCAAACGAGCGCAAGCTCGTTATTCAAATAAATAAACAATCATACAGTGGATCATTCATGCGTATTGAAAATCTAATAGAAAATAATATTCGTCGACAAATACTTAGAGAATCATGTGATGGCTTGACTCTCGAACAAATACGTATCGTAGAAGGCATATACAATGAATTCGTGCCTCTATTTGAAGCTAGTCTAACAGCAGATCAGATCAAACAGGTATTTGGCGAACTAGAAAAGCAATCAGTAGCAGGTGGTGCTAATCGTACTATTGCAGGTGCCGGAGTTGATGTAGCTAAACAAGTCAATACTGTTATTAATAATGTCGGCAAATGGTTGCAGAACACTGCTCCTGTTAAGATGGCTGATGAAAAGTTTGAAAAACTTAAAAACGACATCAACAAAAAGTTTCCAGATTCAAAATTACTAGACGGTATTTCCGAGCTTGGGATCTGGATGAAAGAGAATCCTGGCAAGAGCGCAGCAGTTATTGGTGTGCTAACAGCCCTTGCTTCATTGGCAGGAGGACCAGTTGGCGGTGCTATTGCTGGTCAAGTGCTACGAGGCGCTGCTGAACTGATCAAAGGTGAAAAACTTTCCACTGCTGTGGGCAAAGGTATCAAGACTGCTGCTTTAGGTTATCTATCTGGTAAAGCATTTGAACTTATAGGCAAAGCACTAGCTGGCATGAGATTAGATTCTATGACTCTAGCCGGAGCAGAAGAAGCAGGTCTAGAAGAAATATCATTCCAAGCATCAAGAACTATCACTGGTCCTGGGTCAGAATTGAAACAGACATTGCAGGGATTTAAGGTAGCGGCATTTCCAGAGGAAGCCGAAGCTATCAAATCTGCCATAGCTGGTATACAGCGAGGAGACGCTGGTGCGTTTGACAGCCTGCAGGCATTGGCTAGGGAAGTAAATTCTAAAGATTATAAAGCAGCCATGACAGACATCATTGGTGCTGCTCGTTCTAATCAGATAGCTAATGACAGCCTAATGAACTGGATCAAAGGCACGGCTGCTGTAGGGCAGGCTGTTTCGCAAGGTGCTGTAGCTGCTTCGACAGGCACGGACGATAAAAATAAAAAAGAAAGTTATTATGTACAGACTCGCGCACTCAGTGAAGGTCAGGTCTATCTGTTGTTTGATCGTGTGCTGATGGAAGCAGGATTCTTAGATAAAATTAAAGCAGGTGCCGGTAAGACCGCAGGGGCTGTAGCCAAAGGTGCTGCATGGGCAGGTAAGCAGGCCACTGAAAAAGTTACTTCAGCAAAACTACTAGCAGCTTGGAAATTAGAAGGTTCGCCAACTGATTCTGAAGCACTCAAGACATTTTTACTCAACTATGGTGGTATTGATGCTGGAACCATAGACAAAGTTTACACAGACATGAAACTGCCCACAGGCGCTGCTGATACGGCAGCGATGAGTGACGCAGATTTAGATAAACTGATCGATCAGTTAAATACTAAACAGAAAAAAGAAATCATGAAATATCTGCAGCAACAACTAGGAACAGCATAAAATGAGAATAACAGAAATACTTACCGAATCGCAGTTAGCGCAACTTGATGAAGGTCCTATTGGATCAGCCCTAGGAGCTGTAGGTCGTGGCATAGGCAAAGCCGTAGGCGGCGTAGCCAAAGGTGTCGGAGCTGTAGCAGGCGGAGTAGTTGGTGCTGGTCGAGCATTGAAAAAAGGATTTCAAACTGGTAAAGCTATTGTAGGAGATGATCCAGATCCCAACGCAGGAGCTCCTGGATACACTGCACCAGCAGCAGGAGGAGGGGCGACAGCTCCCGCAACGGCAGCACCTGCAGCAGCATCACCTGCAGCGGGAGGCGCAGAGCCTCCACCAACCGCACAAGATATTAACGCTGCTGGTCCTAAAGGCACAGCGGCTGCTAAACCTCAGACAGGACAAGCTGCAACAGCTCTAGCTAAAACAGACGCTGTCACAGACAAACAAACTGCTACCAAAGCTGGAGAAACTGTGTACGCACAGGTCAAGGCCAACGTTGATAAACTAGATAAACAAGGTAAGACACGCATACTTAATCTCTTACAGAAAAGCATTCAACAGTCACCTGCTAAACCAGCAGCCAAACCTGCAGCAGGCGCTGGTGCATTTGGACAGATGGCACAGCAGTTGGCAGGTGGAAAACCTCCAAATACCATGGCTAATGCACCGGTCAGTGCCTCAAATACAGCGAAACCTGGCAATCCAAATCTTGCTCAACCTGCAGCGGCAGACGCGGCTGCTACAACTCCGGCTCCCGCAGGACAAAGTGCATTTGCCAATGTAGCTCAACAGTTGGCCAAACCAGCAGGCAGAGCGCAAGGTGGCGGCAAGGTAGCAGGTGAACTCAGTCAGACACCTAGAGCAGTGAAAAGACGTGCAGCTAGAGCAGCTGCCAAACAACCAGCCGCAGTTACTGCCAGTCTGGTGCATCATGGTAAGAGTCTAAATGAAGTACTAGCTCAGAGATTAGAAATACACAAGCGCAGAATGTTTGAATCTTCATTGACCAACGGTACCGCTAGCGTATTCGTAAAATGAAAATTTTTGAAATAGTCACTGAGGCAGAAGGCGACTTTGAAAAATATCGGCAGTTGGGCGGTAATCCTTTCAAGCTAGCGGGTCATCTAGCCAAAGAAGTTCCCGCTGCTGCTGCATCGGCAGTTGATAAAACTGGTAAGTTAGGAAAAAAACTGATGGGAATTTCCTACGACGAGCCTGCAGCTAAACCATCTAAAACATCTAGTAAATCAACGGCATCGACTACCAAGCAATCTGTGTCAACTGCTAGAGTTGATGTAAATAAAACCAAAGATATTCTAGACAGATTGCTCAAAGGTGAATCTGCATCACGCGACGACACACAGCATCTTATGCGATTGAAAAATCAGATCGATGACCCACAATTACAAACAGTATTTGATAAAGTACAGCGCGGCAGCGCATTGGAATTCACTGATCAGCGCAGTCTGCAGATCTATAGAAACTCTCTTTAGAAAAACGGCAGTCCTGATTTTTTAGTAGTCTCGAGATTTTCTTTGACTATTTCACCAATGATCTCTCTTTCTTCCCAACTCATGTGCATGACTTCGGTGTAACTGAGTCCACGCATGTACCAACACAGTTTCATGCAGTCTTTTTTCAGTGCCTTGCCTTCTTTGTCTAGTAATTCACTTTCTCGTAAAATCTCTGGCAAGGACAGTGTTAAGATTTTACGGCGAAAAAATTTGATTGATCCATAGTGATCGGCAGACTGAACTGCTGGTCACATTCCCCACAGGTTACGCTCTGCGCTTTGAATTCAATACGTTCTTTCATCTGTACAACATGATCTTGGATTCGTTGAAAGACATCTTTAGAACAGTTGGCAATAAAATCTTTGATCATGTCTTTGTCTGTTACAGATCCATCTGGAGCATCTATGGATGTGATACAGTCTGCTATGATATCAACGGTGAGCTCAGTTAGTTTCAAAAAGCTAGCACCAAACTTTTCTAATTTTTGCTCATCGCTGAGTGAATCATCATTGATGACCTGAAAGATACGCTGTTGTTCCATGGACTTTAGCGCAGTTTTAGTAACTTCTTTATAGGTATAAGGTCTTACATGAACTGTGAGTTGGTCAATAGGAATATCTTTTTCGTATACAAATTGATTGAAGACATTAAACCATGCATTGAGATCCATGTCGTAGCTGTTGTCAGCATTGCAATGGGGACAGTTAGTGCCAACTTCCATTTTGTCTCCATACGTGGCTATGCGAATAGCTATCAAAGCAAAATCCAAATCTATATTAGGCATTAACCAAGGATTTAAAATTGCAGGGATACAACTTTTTATCAATTCTACAGTGCTGGTACCGTTCAACAAAGCATCAGGAGTTTTAAACAATAACTCATCTTTGGCAGTCATAGCGTAGACCGGATACTCACCGTTTTCACTGACATCTAGACTACCGGGCGCATAAAATTCTCCTTTAGACGGCAGTCGCACATAGATCTTTGGCTGCCTGTAAAAGTTAGCTAAAGGATTCTTTTTAGGTTGATTTTGGTTCATTTTATCTCCGGTAAATATATAATGTTCACACGTATTTATATGCGCATTTTACCAGGAAAAAATTAAACCATGGCAGGTGTATTCATTAACATCCCCGGAGTTGGCAACGTAGAAGCTCAAGGAGCAGCTTCTGAAGCCACACTGAGAGAACTGCTGGCCGCTATGCGTGGCGGCGGTGGCGGAAGGGGTGGCGCCGGAGGCGGAGGTGCAGGCGGAGGTGCAGGCGGAAGTGCAGGCGGAGGCGGTGGTGGACCGTTAGGATCTGCAGCCGGTATGTTAGGCAAAGGATTCAACAAACTAGGGATAGTTGCAGGATTTGCCACTGGAGTCGTAGGAAAATTAGCTGGCGGTGCAATGAAAGCCACAGCCGCTACGATTGGAATGGGCGAAGCTGTTACCGGTGCAGTACAGGCTTTATCACAGCTAGATGGCAGTGCTAGTGGTGTGGCAGGCATATTTAAAAATATTCCTTTGATTGGACCTGTGTTTGCTGCTGTAGCAGGAGCAGCAGATGATGTGGTAAAATCGTATCAAGCTGTATCACAATCAGGCGCAACGTTTGGCGGAAGTATCAGTAAATTTGCCGCTGCTAGTTCGCAGGCCGGTATGACCATGGCAGAATTTAGCGGTCTAATCGCAAAAAATAGTCAAGCTATGGGAGCATTTGGAACCACTACCGAAGGCGGCGCCGCTAACTTTGCTAGAGTTTCTAAACAGTTAAGAGCTACTGGCAGTGACTTGTACGCTTTAGGATTTTCTACAGCAGAAATAAATCAAGGATTGGCCAGTTATGGTAATTTGATGAAACTGCAAGGTCAGCAAGGCAAAAAATCCAATGCAGAACTAGCTGCTGGTGCAAGAAGTTATATGAAAGAACTGGATCTGTTGGCCAAGGCCACTGGTCAAAGTCGTCAGCAAGTCGAAGATCAAATGGCTGCTATGGCCAAAGATGCACAATTCCAAGCATCTATGGCTGGGTTAGGACCTCAGGTTAGAGATAGTTTTCTTGCAGTGACTACAGGATTACCTGCTGGCTTAAATGATTTTGCCAAAGATATCATGGCAACCGGAACAGCCACCACTGAAGAAAATCAAAAGCTCATGGCTATGATGCCTCAATCAGCGGCTATGTTGCAGAGAATGAATGCAAAAATGCAGCGTGGCGAAGCAGTTACCTTAGAAGAAAGAAACGCCTTAAACAATCTCATGAAACAGGAAGGCGGAAAACAATTACAGAATATGAAATATGCAGGAGCAGCCAACGCTGAACTTGCAGGAACTGTGAATAAATTAGCTGCAACTCAACAAATTAATGCTAATGCACTAGTCGAAGCCACAGAAGAACAGAAAAAAGCTGCTGCTGAAACTGATAAGATGAACAAAAAAATGTCAGAGTTCCAGCAGGCTATCGCACAAGTCAGCAACGATTTCAAGATGCTGTTGGCCAACAGTGGTATTTTAGATGTGCTGATACAGGCATTCCACGGACTGGTAGGATTAGCCAATCAATATCTTGTGCCTGCATTTAATATTGTGGCGTCTGCGGTAATGAAAGTGGCCAATGGTATAAGCATACTGCTGCAACCTGCACTGGATTATCTAGGAGAAAAATTCGGTGTAGATGGACTAGCAGGCACAGCGCAATTCTTGGACGATGTGTTAAATGCGGTCTTTCCGGTATTAGCAGGAGCTATGCGAGGAGCAATTATCGCCTTTGACGGATTGTGGAATGGAATCACAGCCATTTTCAACCCATTGAAAGAATTATATATCAAAATATTTGGAGTCTCAGACAGTACCAGCCAGTTCAGTGATATCCTTATTGAAGCGGGAGCGTATATTGGAGATGTATTTGAGATCTTAGGCAAGGCACTTGGATTTGTTATAGATCTTATTACCCCTATACTGGTTCCTGTAATTAAACGCCTAATCGAGGGATTTCAATTCCTCTGGTCGGGTGTAAGAACAATTATGTATAAACTATTAAATTTTGGAGATGTGATCCAAGACGTAGGCATGTTTTTTGACAGTATGTTTGACATGATTCTTCTAGGAATAAACAAGTTAACCTTAGGGCTTAAGGGTATCTCAGAAGAAGAATACAAGGCCCGTGAAGCACAAAGGAAAAAACAGCAGGAAGCTAATGATAAAGACCGGAAAGCTAGAGATGCTGCTAGGCTAGGAAGCCAAGCAAATGTTGAGAAGCAAAAGCAGTTGGCCAAGGAAGATGCCAAGAAATTCGAACAACGGAAAATAACACATAATCAACTTACTGCTTCGGCCCAACGCGAAGCCGCAGCCAAAGAAGCTGCGGTAAAGGCCCAGGAAAAACTGTTAGATTACACAGCTGGTCCTGAAGAACTATTGAAGCAGTTCAGTTCTAAACAGGGCGGCGCGGTTGAAATAGGCATCAAGAAAGGAGAAATCAGCAAGGAAAAAGAAGCAGCAGACAAAGAACTGGCAGCAGCAAAAACTGGTGCTGAAAAGAAAGCTGCCGCAGAAAAAATTGAAGCTGCTGAAGCTAAAATCAAAGCTCTCGATGAAGCATTGGCCTTGGCTAAACAAAGAGCTGGTACTGCTACCTCTAAACCTGCTGCCGCTGCTGCTGGTGCTGATAATACTAAAAAATCCATAGAAGCGGCTGCCGAACAGAAAAAAACAGAAGAAGCAGCAGCAAAAACAGCAGAAGAAGCTAAAAAGAAAGCAGATGAAGAAGCTGCCAAGAAAAAAGAAGATGCTGCTAAAAAACCAGAATCTTTAGAAAGTTTGATAGCGCAGTTAAATAATAACATGGCGCAATTACTAGCAACATCCAAACAAACTACGACTAATACCTACGAACAGGTAATGGCTACCAAAGGTCTTACCAAAGATCTATTCAAGTCGATCTAAGGAAAACAATGAGCTGGAAAAGACATTTTACCCCTGTGAAAATTGACAACTCGGGCGGCTCTATGAGTCCGATCAGCGGCCGCGGCCGTCCTGGTCCAGCTCGTGCTAATTACTCCAGCTTCCTACCAGATGTCTACGCAGGTGCACCCAATCGTGTGGAACGCTACATGCAGTATGACACCATGGACATGGACTCAGAAGTCAATGCTGCCTTGGACATCCTTACTGAATTCTGCACACAAAAAGAAAAAGAAAATCGCACACCGTTCAACACATTTTTCAAAGGCAGTCCTACTGCCACCGAAGTAAAACTGTTAAAAGACAGTCTGCAGAAATGGAGCAAGCAGCAGCAGTTTGAAACTCGCATATTCCGTATTTTCCGCAACGCTCTAAAATACGGTGACTGTTTCTTTGTGAGAGACCCCGAAACCAAAAAGTGGTTGTTTGTTGATGCTGCCAAAGTCACTAAGATCATAGTCAACGAATCTGAAGGCAAGATACCTGAACAGTACGTGATCCGTGACATTAACTTCAACTTCAAAGACATGGTAGCTGTGACTCCGCATGGTACCACAAACACAGCACCCAGCGGCACTAGTTCGTATACCACAGGTGGTGGCTTTGGCCGCGGTATGGTTGGCGCAGCAGCACAACCTCCTGGCACTAGATTCAGCAACCAGACCAATGAAGTTACCATAGATGCCAAACATGTGGTGCATATCAGTATGAGCGAAGGACTAGACAACAACTATCCTTTTGGCAATTCAATACTAGAATCAGTGTTCAAAGTCTACAAGCAGAAAGAACTGCTTGAAGATGCCATCATCATCTATCGCATCCAACGTGCGCCTGAACGCAGAATTTTTTATGTAGACGTGGGCAACATGCCAGCGCACATGGCCATGAGCTTTGTTGAGCGTGTTAAAAACGAAATCCAACAGCGCCGTATTCCTTCTTCCACAGGAGGTGGCGCTAATGTCATAGACGCTTCATATAATCCATTGAGCGTCAACGAAGACTACTTTTTCCCACAGACCGCAGAAGGTCGCGGATCGAAAGTTGAAACATTACCAGGAGGCACTAACCTTGGAGAAATTACAGATCTGCGTTATTTTACTAACAAATTGTTTAGGGCTTTACGCATACCTAGTTCATATCTTCCTACGGCCATAGATGAACAGCCCAACACCATGGCAGATGGCAAGGTTGGCACTGCCTACATACAAGAACTGAGATTCAACGAATACTGTAAACGTCTACAGTCAATGATCGTAGAAACTTTTGATCTAGAATTCAAGCTGTGGTTAAACGCACAGGGCATCAACATAGACAATGGTCTATTTGAATTGAAATTCAACTCACCGCAGAACTTTGCTGCTTATCGCCAATCTGAACTTGACACAGCTAGAGCTGCAACATTCAGCCAGGTCATAGCTATTCCACATCTCAGCAAGCGATTCGCTATGAAACGTTTCCTAGGACTCAGCGAAGAAGAAATCAAAGAAAACGAAAAACTATGGAGAGAAGAAAACGGCACAGTTCTTAAACCAGATCTTGATGCACAGAGTCAGTTGAGAAGTGTCGGAGTCTCAGCTGGCGGAATGGCTGCAGACGCAGCAGCACAGACAGCAGAAGCACCCCCAGACATGGCAGCTGCCGCAGAAGCAGGCGCAGAAGGTGCAGAAGCAGCAACACCAGAAGCACCAGTTCAATAATAAATACATTATGCTTCTAAACGAATTTTTTTATTTTAACGAAAAAAACAACGACTTTGCCAATGATCGTAGATACGATTCCAGCAGGGATTCGTCAGTGGTTAAAAAAAGTGACACTAGAAAAATTCGTTTGACCCTACGGCAGATCAATCAACTGAGACTGCAGGCAGAAGCACATCAAGTAGAATCAGAGTCTGAACTGGGATTTATTAGGCAAATGTATGCAACCCCAGCAGAAGCACCTGCAGAATAATCCAGCATTCGTCATAGGCAACGGCACCAGTAGACTGAAATTAAATCATCTCAGTGTAATGGATCGCGGCATAGTCTATGGCTGCAATGCACAGTACAGAGAATATGCTCCTCACTATTTGATAGCTGTAGATGTGAAAATGGTGAACGAAATCATAGGTGCAGGCTATCACAAAAAACATCAGGTTTGGACGAATCCCAACAAAGGTATCAGCACCAAACACAACATCAACTTCTTTTCTCCCCACAAAGGTTGGAGCTCAGGACCCACTGCTCTATGGTTCGCTGCCACACAGGGTCACCAACAGATCTACATATTTGGCTTTGATTATCAAGGTGACAATGGCAAATTCAACAATGTGTATGCCAACACTCACAACTATAAAAAAAGCTCAGATTCTGCCACTTACTATGGAAATTGGCTGAGCCAAACTGAAAAAACCATCAAAGAATTTAGGCACGTGAAATTCTTCAGAGTGGCAGATCCTAGTGCTTTCATACCAGATAAACTAGGCCCAACACTGTCAAACCTCAGCCACATCACCTTTGAGGATTTTGACAGAACGTTCCCGGGCACTATATATTCTAATCAAATCAATCAAAAAACTACCATTTAACCCTGGTTTGTAATCTTAGTGTTAAATAACTTACAGCCTTGACTATACAAAGGAGAACATAACATGGCAGACAAAAAACTGTTGCAACAGATGCTTGAGCATCTCGTAAACGACGATCAAACAAAAGCTGAAGAATTATTCCACGAGTATGTGGTACAGCAATCCCGTGAAATCTATGAATCTTTAATCGACAGCGAAATCGCTGAAGAAGAAGAAAAAGATGAAGATGACGAGGAAGTAGATGAAGCGTCTCACAAAGAAGAAGACGAAGACGACGAAAAAGTCGACGAAGAATTTGAAGACATCGCAGTTGAAGGCGATGACGAAGATCCAGATATGATGGGCGGTGATCCCACAGATGACCTAGAAGGTGATCTAGAAATGGGTGACGACGACATGGAAGAAAAGTCCGAAGAAGAACTATTCCAGGATCTAGACAGCATCGTTGATGAACTACAGGCCAAATTTGATGAACTCAAAGGTGGCGATGACATGGGCGACGATGACATGGGCGGCATGGATGACAAGATGAAAGATGATTTCGATCTTGAAACAGTTCGTGAATACGTTGAGAAAGTTGCTACACCAAAAGGTGGTGACAACGGCGCTAACGCCAAATCAATCGTAGCAGGTAAGAATGACATGGGCGGAACCGCAGCTAATATCCTAGCCGGTGGTGAAAGCAAAAGCGAAGGCACCAAAGGTGGCCTAGCTGCACCGACCCCAAAAGAAGAAAATGCTGGTAACATCAATGTCCCAGGCGGCAAAGCAGGCGGTGCTTTCTCTAAGAAAGAACCCGGACATGGTGCTGAGAAAGCTGGTGCGAAAGAATCAGCTGACAACAAGCAAAGCCTTTTCCGTGGTCGTAGATAATAGGATCAGACGGTGAAGAAACTTACGCTAGCAGAACATTTGAGTTACGATCAGGCTAAGATTGTCTTGGAGAGCGAAGAAGGCAGCGACGGTAAAAAGTCGCTGCATTTAAACGGTATTTGCATTCAGGGAGACATCCGCAATGCAAACCAACGTGTTTATTCTTCTCAAGAAATTGGCAAGGCTGTCAAAACGCTCAACGAGCAGATCGCTGGTGGTTACTCTGTGCTGGGAGAAGTTGATCACCCACAGGATTTGAAAATCAATCTAGATCGTGTTAGTCATATGATTACCAAGATGTGGATGGACGGTCCTAACGGCTACGGAAAACTTAAAATACTTCCGACTCCCATGGGTCAGTTGATTCAGACCATGTTGGAGTCGGGAGTTAAACTCGGCGTCAGCTCCAGAGGCAGCGGCGAAGTTGACAGCGACGGCAAAGTACAAGGATTTGAGATCATCACAGTAGATGTAGTGGCTCAACCCAGCGCACCTGGCGCTTATCCTACACCAGTATACGAACACCTAATGAATAACACAGGCGGTTATCAGGCCTACCAAATGGCACAGCAAGTCCAAGGCGACCCACAGGCACAAAAATACCTAGCAGAGAGTCTGAAACGCATAATTTCAGGTCTCAAATAACAAGGAGAATCACATGTTAGATATCGTAAAACAGTTGTTCGAAAACAATGTGATTTCCGAGGAAATCAAATCGGAAATTGAATCCGCTTGGAATAGCAGAATTCAAGAAAACCGTGATGAAGTCACTGCTACACTACGTGAAGAATTTGCACAGAAATACGAACACGACAAAGGCGCTATGGTAGAAGCTGTTGAAGCTATGCTAACAGATCGCCTACAAGCAGAACTAGGCGAGCTTGCAGAAGACCGTCAGGGACTGATTGAAGCTCGTGCCAAGTATCACAAGAAAATGAAGGACGATGCCAAAGCAATGGAATCATTCGTGCTTCAAAATCTCAAGAAAGAACTTGCAGAACTACACGAAGATCGCAAAGCAGTAGCTGGTAATGTTGAAAAATTAGAATCTTTTATCGTGGATGCACTAGCGAAAGAAATCGCAGAATTCCACACTGACAAGAAAGATTTGGCCGAAACCAAAGTAAAATTGGTTCGTGAAAGCAAGGCCAAGTTTGAACAGATCAAGAAAGATTTCGTAGCACGTTCCGCTAAAATCATCGAAGAAACAGTCGCAAAAGGACTGCGTTCTGAAATGACTCAGCTACGTGAAGACATTGAAGCTGCTCGTAGAAATGACTTTGGTCGCAGGATTTTTGAAAGCTTCGCCAGCGAATACGCTGCAAGTCATCTAAATGAAAAATCTGAAACCGCAAAACTTCTCAAAGTAGTTGCAGTCAAAGAAGCAGAATTAGAAGAAGCAGCACGAGTTGTTGCAGATACACAATCACTAGTAGAAAATAGAAATCGTGAACTACGCATCATCAAAGAAAGCAGCCAACGCAAAGAAGTTATGAGCGAATTGCTAGGCCCATTGACCGGTGACAAGCGTGAAGTAATGAGCAGTCTACTAGAATCAGTACAGACAGAAAAGCTACGTACAGCTTTCGACAAGTATATCAGTTCAGTGATGAACGGTGCTACCCCGGCGAAGAAAGTACTATCTGAAGGCAAAGAAATCACAGGCGACAAAGCACAGGCACAACACAGCAGTGAAGAAAAAACTGCTGAAATATTTGACATCCGCAGGCTTGCGGGACTAAAAGTTTAAGGAGAACTATAATGTCACAATTACTCGAGTCACGCTGGTCGGAAACCAAAGAGGCACTGTTAGAAGGTCTTCAAGGTAACAAGCGTTCAGTAATGGCAACTACTCTAGAAAATACCCGCAAGTATTTGTCAGAGAGTGCTACTGCTGGTGCTACATCCGCCGGTAACGTTGCAACCCTAAATCGTGTGATCCTTCCAGTGATCAGACGTGTGATGCCTACGGTCATCGCTAATGAACTAGTTGGCGTACAGCCACTAACTGGCCCAGTCGGACAGATCCACACTCTAAGAGTTCGCTACTCTGACACCTTCGCAGGTTCCACAGGCGGCGCAACTACAGCGGGTGAAGAAGCACTGAGCCCATTCAAGATCGCTGAAGGTTATTCCGGTGCTACTACCGGTAAGCCAGCTAGCACTGCTGCATTAGAAGGTGTTGCTGGTAACAAACTAAGCATCCAGATCTTGAAACAAACAGTCGAAGCTAAGACACGTAAATTGTCAGCTCGCTGGACGTTTGAAGCTGCACAAGATGCACAAGCCCAACAAGGCATTGACATCGAAGCAGAAATCATGGCTGCTCTTGCACAAGAGATCACAGCTGAGATCGACCAAGAAGTTCTACGTAGCTTGGCTACATTGAGTTCTACTGTATTAACCTATGACCAAGCTGCTGTTTCAGGCACAGCTACATTCGTTGGTGACGAGCATGCTGCACTAGCTGTTCAAATCAACCGTGCTGCTAACTTGATCGCTCAGCGTACACGTCGTGGTGCAGGTAACTGGGCTGTTGTTTCCCCAACTACATTGACACTGCTACAATCTGCTACTACCAGCGCATTTGCTCGTACAACAGAAGGTACATTCGAAGCACCTACAAACACCAAGTTTGTTGGTACATTGAATTCAGCAATGAAAGTGTATGTGAACACATACGCAGAGAACGACAACGTTCTAGTAGGTTACAAAGGCTCTTCTGAGTCTGACGCAGCAGCATTCTATTGCCCATACATTCCATTGATGAGCAGTGGTGTTGTGTTGGATCCATCAACTTTCGAACCAGTCGTGTCATTCATGACACGTTATGGTTATGTTGAGTTGACAAACACAGCTTCTTCTCTAGGTAACGCAGCTGATTACTTAGCGACTGTTGCTGTAACATCCGCTAACCTACGTTTCGCTTAATACGCAGAACGTTTTGCAAACTTCAAAAAGGCTCTTCGGAGCCTTTTTGTTTGGCTTAAATACCTTGATGCAGGTAACCAGTGATCGAGATTTCCCCCAACTGCGCAGACACATCAATCAATGGCGCATGAGATTTCCTATGTTTGCTCACGATGTTCAACAGATTGAACGTATGGTAGAACAGCACATCATAGAGTTCAGCAACGCTGGCATACGCTATAGACAAACACATAGTCGCAGTCATTTAGAAAAAGCACAGCGAGAACTAGACGAGATTAACAGGATAGTAGCCACTGTTGAAAAAATGGAACTGATGAGTCTGCTGAGCCGCGGATAAATAAAGTATCTAAGTAATTATGC